ATGGTCTCAACAACACCAGCAGCTTCACGTTGGAAGATCAGACCACAGGAGGTGTTGAAGTCAGTGGCAGAACCATAGGGGTTGTTCTCACCAGTAGCGGTAGCCTCAACAGAGGCACCCACGAACGAGCCGGGGTTGTCAATGGTCGAGTTGGTACCATAGTTACCCAGGAACGGGATGTTCATGGAACGGTAGATCTTAATACCAGCAATCGACATGACGCCATTACCGCTCTGCAAAGCAGTACCTTGCTCGTCACGGTTGATCAGAGCATTGGTTCCAACATTCTCAATGAGAGCATAGTATTGGCGGGGGCTGAGGACAGCCACACGTCCGTCTTGAGACACACCCTTCTCATCCAGAACAGCAGCGGCTTCAAAGAAAGCAGCCACGATCTTGTCAGAGTCAAGAGCATCAGCAGTAGCACCAGCACCAGCACCAACTTGGATCTGCGTACCACCAGGCTCAACCTTACCGGTAGCAGACACAGGGTGGGCAGCACGGGCACCACGGACAATAGCACGGAAGATGCGGCGGTCATAGTGCTCAGCCAGAGCATAACCGATCTTACGGCTGATCTCACCACGCAGCTCATAGTGAGCCAGGGTTTCATCGAGATCATAGACGAATGCGCTGGAGACCAGCAGGTCATCCACCACAATGGTCTTCTCAGCCACCGGAGGATCACCGGAGCCAAGGATGGGAGTACCGGGGGTATGGAAACCAGCGTCCATACGACCAGTGTAGATGAACTGAAGAGACTTACCGGACTTGAGGGTCCGCTTCATCACCAGATCACGAGCGATAGTGTTGTGCTGGAAGCCTTTGAACATCTCGCCGCTGAACAGCTTGAGATAGAGTTCGTACTTATCACCAGCACCACCGTAGCCAGTGCCGGTGCTAAGATTAGCACGACCTAGCGCAGTTTGGGTAGCGTTAGCCATTGTTAAAAAAAAAAGATAGTTAAAGAATTAAACTAGCTCTATACTATCTAGAATGTTTAGAGCTTTGTAGGCTCGTCTGTCTCCAAAGAAAGGGAGCATAGCTGTCAGACATTTAGTTACGTCTTGCTTGTTACCAACCCTCCAACGCCAAATAGGCTTAACGTTTGGACGTTCACGATAATAAACATTTCCGCATTTCATAATGTCCCAGAACTTGTAGATGACATCTTTATCAGTCATCTCAATCTCTAGTTGACGACGTATACAACCTTCTCCTTCAAAAAGACCAGAAGCCCACGCAATCTGAACAGGATCCATAAAATTATTTTGAGATCTTAGGGCGTCTCATTACCACAGCTGCGGCAAAGGGTGTCCGTCGTAACGGGCCAATGCCAATAACAGTGGAGTCCTACACTGAGGTGCTCCACTGCCAAGCCCTGAGTTTTTCCAGTCTCAGGTCCGTAAACCGTTCCTTGGAGTTTACAAGGAAAAATCAGATATTATATGCCTCTGAGGGGGCAGGTTTTTTTAGACTATTGTAAGCAACGCCACGATACTTCAGTTTGGCTTTACGTTTGGCAGCCTTCTGTTCACGAATGCGTTGAGAAAGTTCAAGATCAGTCATGATGATTCCGAAGTACCTGACCCCCGTTCCATGATCAGGCGTCCTGCGTCCCATTAAGGGATGAACGTACGTTGCTTACTTCTTCTTTTTCTTTTTCTTTTTACCAGCGTATTTTTTGATCAACAATTCCTTTCGGTAAATGTTGCTTGGCAGAGCATTCATGCTGCGTACCTACGCTTTCTTTGGGGTTTTGCAGTTTCAGCAGCTGCCTTGAAGTTGTTAACTGTGGGAGCACCTTTACTCCCAGGCTTACGCATCTTCTCACCAGAACCAGCAGCGATACGCTTACGCTTAGCGTGGATGTTAGCGTAGAGACCTTGTTTAGCCATAGTCAGCATTTCCATTTACGTAGTGCAAGTGCTTTTCGGGTAGGACGACCCTTACTGTCTTTCATAGGACCCTTGACTCCACCCATACGAGCACAGAAGGATCTTTTACGACCAGCATCTTTCTTTGTCCTAGGATTAGGAGCAGGTGGTTTTAGATCAGCACCCTCTTTATTTTTAAAGTACTTCCTACCTTTAGCTGTCAAGCCTCCAGTAGGACTTTTGTGCTCTTTACGCATGATGTCTACATACTTTATTTAGGTTTTTTACGAATGATTGCGAGATCTGCTCTCGTAATTTTTTTATGAGGCTTAGCTGCTGCAGCTAGTTTTTTCTGTTTTGGTGTGTACTTACTGTAGGGCATCACCAAATACCGGGAATGATTTGCCCAGTCATAGCGTATGCACCAACAGCAGCAACGAAGCCTAGCATAGCCAGGCGTCCGTTCAGCTTTTCAGCCTTTTCCCAGTAGGTTTCGTAGACGTTCATAGTTATACCTTAATGTTGGATCGTTCAAGTTTACGCATCACATCCATGCGATACGCATCATCATTATCATAGCGAGGATCGCTCATGTCACGAACAACCTCTGCCATGCTGCGATACGCCTGACCAGTAGAAGACTGCTTACCAGTCACAAGCTCAGGTGTACGACCAACTGCATCTTCATATTGCCCAACCAACGCCTTAAAGCGAAGCGGACAGCAGCCTCGTTGGCAGTGTTGATGACCTCATCAAATGCTTCAATGTCTTCTTCGGGTAGATTCTCAGAAGCCCATTG